GGCGTCGTAGTTGTGGTAGACCATGCCGCCTATCAGGGCGCCGTCGCGCATCACGCCAATGGCAGTGGCGTCGAGCGGGAAGCCCCGACGACAGTGCGGGATCATCTGCGCCACAAAACCGGCGACCAGCTGATCGGCTCCATACAGATACGTCAGCATTGTCAGCCCCAGATGTTTGGCGGCGGCGGTCGCGCTGCCACAGCTGCTGATGCCGCCTGATTAGCGGCCACCCGTGCCGCAATGGCGTTGCGGCGTGCGTCCAGATCGTACTTGCCGCCCTGCGCCCAGATCCGCAGCGCCTCCGGGTCGACCGTGCCGCGCTTGTCGCCGTAGCTCTGATTGACCGGCAGTGGCCCGCCGTAGACGCCATCGCCCCGCGTCATCTGCGTTGGGTCCATGTACTCGCCGGGCATCCGCGAGGCCTCGACGGTGTCGCGGCCAATGTGATGACCGGCGGTCCAGTCGGCGACGGCCTTCTCCGACGGCGCCCAGCCATGAACGTAGCCGGGCGCAAACAGCCCACCCATCGCGCCAACTGGGTCATAGTTCTGGTAGACGCTGTTCGATTGCGGCGGAGGCGCGTTCGGGTCAACCGGCAGCGCCGCAGGGTCTACTGCGGGATCGACCGGGACCGCCGGGATCTCTGGTATCGCTGGCGCTGAAGCCATAGCCAACTCCTAGACGTTTACGCCAAGACGCTCGAAGGTTGCGCTGATCGAAATCAGCTCCACCACTGGTGTGGCGTGCTGCGCCACGGTCACCTGACAGATCGGCGCGTGCGAGAACCCGGTCTCGCCGATCGACACCCAGCCAGTGTTGCGCACCACGGGCGCAAACAACGCCGCCGCCTGATCCCACAGCGCGTGCCCTAATGGCGGATCTGTTCCCCACAGCCCCTGGTCCCACACGTCTGGGATGCCAGGATCAGGACCGGCCTGTGGCGGGATCGGGATCTTGACGACGTAGTCGGTGCATGCCGAAAGCTGCGGGACGAACGGCTGGCCGGGCACCGACGAGAACGTAGCGCGGGCCTGATGCCAGACCACGGTGGCTGCAGTCTGCTGAAACATCTCCCAGCCGCCCACCATGACAGCGGTGTACGGATACTGGTTGTCGTCGTAGCCGGTGCGGTTGGCCTCCATGATCTTGCCGGTCTGAGTGCCGAAGAACATGCGACCGTGCAGATAGATCCAGCACAGCGCGTCCCATCCAGTGATACGACCCCAGGCGCCTGTGGCGCTGTTGGCGACGCCAACATACTGCTTGCCCTCCGGGCCGCCCGGCCACGTCGTGATGACGCCACCCCACTCGTCCCACTTCTTCATCTGCCAGGGAAACGTATTGCGTGTGGTCACCATGTCCCGCCATGTGGACTTGATGTTGCGGGTCAGGCTGGCGAGGTCGAGCTGGTCCTGCGTCTTGGTAATAGCCTGAGATACCGGAACGATGCCGTCGACCGTCGCTATCAGCAGATCGCCGCCGATCGACATGTGGGCGTTCTGCCCCATCGGCTTGCTGATCTGGTAGCGGCCCTCTTGCCGCCAGTTGGTGGCCACCGACGGGTCACCGCCACTGAATATGAGCAGCTCACCCTGGTCGGTAGCGAAGACGCATTTGTCGTCGGTGCCGTCGCCTGCATCTATTGACCATGTCGCGCCAAACAGCAGCTTACCGCCCCTGGTGGCGGCGCCGGACAGCGGGATCATCAGCAGCGCGCCCTGGATAGCATTGAGGGGCAGATACCAAGCGTTCATCGATTGGTATTCGATGAAGAACAGCCGGTTGCGATACTTCCAGACATAGACGAGATCCCGGCCATGCTCGACGGCGCTGTCTATCGGGCCGTTGATCTCGTCATTGGTCAGCTTAGTCCACGTCGTACCGTCAAACCGCAGCGGCGGGTCGCCACCGCTGTCAGTCACCGCGACCATCCAGTCGCCGCCCTGATTGGACAGTTGGGTGGCGGAATAGTTTCCTGACGACATCCCGGCCACGACCTCCTGCGGGAAGCCCGACACCGACACGTCGTAAAGCTTGCTCTGATTGGCGGCGAAGATCTTGTCGTTGCCGTAGGAGATGTATTCAAAACCAGAGATGACCGGCTCGACCTCGGGCAACTGTGCCCACCGCACACTGCCACCACGCAACTTGACTCCGCGCAGTGTCGGCACCCAGTTGTCCAGACGAATGGCGCCGCCCGGCTGCATGTAGGTAAAGTTCTCGCTCTCGATGATGCCGCGTGTTGGCGCCGGGAACGTCATGGTCTGATAGTGCTGCGCCACCTCCGGCTGCACCGGCACCCGTTTAAAGGCTTGATGTCCACTCATGGCGTCGGCACCGGCCAGGGATAGGAAACTCCAGCACTGACCGAGATCGGCGACCGTCCGGCGATGATCGGCGCGGGCTTGTCACCGCCCATCACCATCAGCAGCGCGTCGCCGTATGTCCCCATATCTTCGGCATACGGCGACCCCTTCTGAGCCTTCCACTGCCAAATCATGCCCAGCTTGTGGATACGATCGCCCAGGATGAAGCTGTCACCGTCATCGAGAAACGTGTCGCCAACGCCACCGGAAAACAGCTTGATGCAGTTCTTCTGGAGGTACGGAAACGACGCCGTTTCAGCGGTGCCAAGCACTGGGACGATATGCATCTGGCCGCCCATCATCGTCCACTCGCCACGGCTGTCGCTGTAGTTCCTGGCGCGACGGTTCGTCCACTCGTCAACGTCAGGAACGAAACGCATCGGCGCCACCAGAGTGGAAGAACGCCAGACGTTGGACGACAGCAGCATGCGCCTAAAGTCGGTAGGTAAGGTCCAGGCCGTGGTGACGCCGTCGCCGGTAACCACTGCGTTCTTGGTCAGTTGTGTCCACTCACGGGTGTCGTAGGCGATCTTCTGCGCCACCTCGTTGGCCAGCGTCAGCATCTCCGACATGGTTCGGTTGGTGCTGATTGCCGAGAACACCGACGGCGGTATCGCCACGCCGACGGTTAGGCAGACATCCTTGACCACCGACAGTAACGACATCAGGCAACTTTCTGCTGGGCCTCGTTAGCCATTCGCACCAGGGTCTTGCGGTTCAGCGAGCCATGCGGCGCGTGGCCGGTATTAGTCTTAATGAAGTCGCGCAGCATCTCCGGCGTCATGTGGTCGAACGGCCCGCCAGTCCTTTCGCCGTCCTTGTCGGACATGTCGGCGAGGGCTTTGGCATCGTCTTCGAGGATCTGATTGCGTGCCCGCAGCGCCTCCAGCTCCGCCAGCACCTCGGCGGTCGGTGCGCCAAGCTTGGCTTCGGCGATGAACTCGATGGCCTTGTTCTTCAGGTCGCGGCCATACGACCCCAGGTTCTTCAGCTCCTGGCCGTCGACATGGGCGAGCGCCTCGGCGGTGTAGATGTTGAGCGCCCGCAACTCGGCCCGGCGAGCCTCGGTGAGGAACGGCACATGCGTGAGCGGCGTGCCGCTCTTGGTCTGCATGGTGTGTTCCTTGAATTGCCGGTACTGGCGGGGAAATCGTTCGGCGTAGGTGATCGCGATCTGCTCCTGCGTCGCGTCATCGTTGCCCCAGTGCGAGAAAGCCAGCGCCGGGAAAACTGAAACATTGCGTGATCCGGCGAAGCGGATCTCGCAGATCTCCATGTCGTCGTAGATCGGACGGCCTTCCTTGACGGAGCGGCCCTCGTTCTTGACGGCGTGATGCTTGAACAGCGCAACGATGGTGCTGTCTGGATCTCTGGTAGCCATTGACGATGTCTCCGTCTGAGGGAATGTGAAAGCAAGCGAGAGGCCGCCTGCGTGTTGGGGACGTTGACGGCCTCTCAACAACCTGGAGGGTTTCTAGGCCGCCGGGTTGCTGTCGTAGAAGCGCCAGTTGAACATCGGATTGACCTGGGTCAGCTCACCCATCCACCCGATAAACTGCGCAATGGCGTCCTTATCAATTGGCATTTGGCCTTCGCCCTCGAACAGCTTGTCGAAGTTTCTGTTCGGGTGATAGCGAATGCGCAACGTGTCGGTGTCGATGCCAAAGGTCGTATTGGCAGGCATGTTTGAGCCAATGCCGCCATCGAGGACGATCTCCGCCCGCTTGCCGCCGCCGATATACTCCAGCGACGAGAACCCCAACTTACCGAGAGAAGTCTCGTTGGTTTGCCGCTGGATCGCCACGGTGGCCGCGTCGTAGGCCGCGTAGTGTTCCGGCGACATGATCAGCACGTCGGCGTGGTCCTTGCCGCGTGACTGTTTTCCCATCACCACGCTGAGCATCGGCCTGACGGTGGTGGCATTGACCTGGGTGCCAAGTGCCGGAGCCATGCTCTGGGCGTCGTAGGCCTTGGTCTGCCAGATCACGTTGGCACGATCGATGCCGCCGTACAGGCCGGAGTTGGTGACGATGGGGATTGCGGTGGCGAGCCCGGTGAGCTGCTTGCCGCCGTTGGCGGTGCCGTCGCTGTAGATGGCGGCGTCCATGGCGTCTTCGAGGGCGCGTTCGGCGGCCTCGATGTAGCTGTCGTAGACGTCCATCAGCTGGCTTTCGCCTTCGTTGTTCAAGATCTCCTGCATGGAGAGGATGACGGGCACCACGACCATCTTCGGATCGAAGTAAGCGTCATTGAACAGATCGATGGCTGGGTTGAGCAGCTGATCGTAGCCGCTGTACCACTGCGGGACGTTCTTCGCGATCTGCAGGGTCTGGCGAATGCGCGGACCAGAGTAGGTCTGCCACAAGCCTTTCCGGCGCAGCACCGAGAGCAGTGCGTTGTTGTTGGAGACGAGATCCTGATAGCTGGAGGAGCGATCCTCCAGCGTCATCGACAAGATTTGCTGATAGGCAGCATTAGCGTTGATGTTAGGCATGGCATGTCCGGTCTGTTAGACGCTGCCATTCACCCGCTTCATCGCGTTCTGGATGGCGTCGCGTCGGCCAATCTTGATGTCGCTCTTGCGTGGCTGGCCGTTTGAGGGTCCGCCGGATGGTGCGCCAGAGATCGACTTGTTTGATCGGGTCTGAGCCGGTGTGCCGGTGCGGGTCTGAGCCGCTTGAGGTGGTCGGAGGCGATAGGCGCGCTGGTATGCAGTCTCGAGATCAAACCCTAGCTGCACTTCCTGCTCTATCAAGTCCCCCAGTTCATCGAACCCTGGATGCGCGTCGGCGAACTGGTCGACGGCGGACCGGGTGTTCGTGAAGACCTTCTCATGGTG